AGCGCTGGCACGGCCCACTGCTTGCCGCCGCCAACCGCTTTGGCATCACCACCAAGCGCCGCGCCGCGCATTGGCTCGGCCAGCTCGGCCACGAAAGCCTGAGCCTGTCGCGTATGGAAGAAGGGCTGACGTACACCACCAGCGCACGGCTGCTGGAAGTGTTCGGCGCACGCATCACGCCCGCGCAAGCGCCTAAGTTCCTGCGCAATCCGGTGGGCCTTGCCAACTTCGTCTACGCCGACCGCCTGGGCAACGGCAACGAAGCCAGCGGCGATGGCTATCGCCACCGGGGCCGTGGCCCGATGCAGCACACCTTCCGGGGCAACTACCGCCGTATCGGTGCACTGATCGGCCTGCCGGTGGAAGAGCAGCCGGATCTGCTGCTGCAGGTCGAACCGAGCGCACTGGGTGCGGCGGCGTACTGGCACGACAACGGCCTCAACGTGCTGGCCGATGCGGGCGATGTGCTCGGCCTGGGCCGCAAGATCAACCTGGGCAACGCACGCGCTAAGCGCTTGCCCGAAGGCCACGGCGATCGCGTCACGCGCACGCAGCGTGCCCTGCAGATCCTGGGTGTCAGCTGATGGTCACGCGCCTGATCATCCTGCTGGCGCTGATTGCACTGCTCGTTGGTGGCTGCGTGTGGCAGGAGCAGCGCGTCAGCGCCGCGCAGAAAGATCGCGACGCCGCGCTGCAGGCCAAGCGCCAGGCCGAGGCGGAACGCGACAGCGCCAAAGGCTCCACCACCGTCGTGACGCAGTACGTCGACCGCGTGCAGATCGTGCGCGAAGCCGGCGCCACCATCACCCGCGAGATCCCGATCTATGTCACCCAGAAAGCCGATGCTGCTTGCGCTATCCCTGCTGGCTTTGTGCGGCTGCACGACGCCGCCGCCACGGGCCACCCTGCCGGGCCGCCCGCCGGAGATCCTGATGCGCCGGCCGCCGGCATTACGCTCTCTGGCATTGCCGGCACCGTTGCCGACAACTACATCAGCTGCCACGCTACCGCCGCGCAGCTGAGCGCGCTGCAGGACTGGATCGACCTGCACGCACCAGAGCCGGCGCCATGATCAAGCCCGCCAGCCTGCGCGCGCATCTGGTCGCGGCATTGCCGGACCTGGCACGCGATGCCGACCGGCTGCTGGTGTTCATCGACGCCGGCAGCCTGGTCAGCACGTTCCAGCCGGGGCTGTCGTTTGAGTACCAGTACACCCTCAACCTGATCGTGACCGACTACGCCGGCCATCCAGACAGCGTGATGCTGCCACTGCTGGAGTGGGTGCAGGTCAATCAGTCCGAGCTACTCTCCAACCCCGCGCGCCGTGGCGACATCGCCTTCGAGGCCGACATCCTCGCCAATGATGCGGTGGATCTGTCGATCAAGTTGCCGCTGACCGAACGCGTGGTTGTGACCGCAAAGGATGGCGGCGGCTACGACATCACCCATGCACCCGAGCCGCAGATCGATCCGACATGGATGACCTGACCGCGCTGGAGACCTGGGCCGCACCGCTGCTGGCGCGCCTGCAAGAGGGCGAGCGGCGCAAGCTGGCACGCAAGATCGGCACCGCGTTGCGGCGCTCGCAAAGCCAGCGCATCGGTAAGCAGCAAGCACCGGACGGCACTCCCTACGCACCACGCAAGCAGCAACTGCGGGATAAGGCGGGCAGAGTCAAACGCAAGAAGATGTTTGCCAAGCTGCGGCAGGCTAAGTACTTCAAGGTCAGTACTAGTCCCAATGTAGTAAGCGTGGGGTTTGTAGGTCGCGTGTCGCGAATTGCGCGTGTGCATCAAGAGGGGCTCAAAGATCGTGTGCGACCAGGCGGCCCTGAGGTGCACTATTACAAGAGGGTAATACTCGGCCTAACTAAAGCAGACAGAGAGGCGTTCCATGACTTGCTTAGTTTGTACTTTGCTGGAGGGTTGTGACCCTAAATTCCAGTTAGCTTCCTATTGACATTTAGCCACTAAATGCTAATAGTACGTTAATAATTTGCGTTCACATTAAATTAATAAATAAAGTCATGGAGGGCTAGTGAAAAAAACTCATATTTTTACTGCTGTGGGGTTGGTTGCAGCTGGCTTAGCTATCTTTTTACTTGTGAAGCCGTCGCCACCGGCGGACGCATCGCGTGGCTCATCAGATCAAGCTGAAGCCCGTAGAGCCGACGAAGTATCGATTCCTGGAAGCGGCAGTAGTGCCATCAACCAGCAGGCATCGGACTGGGCATCAAAGCCTTCAGATGAGCTGTATCGAAATTTTCATGACACTAAAAGCCGCGCGGAGGCGGGTGACGCTGCTGCACAACGCCGGCTAGCGGAGATCTACGAACAATGCGCCATGTTCAGTGTCTCGCCAAAGAATTTCGCGAGCATGCTGGACTCATATTCGAAGATTAAGAAAGAAAATTCATCTCGATACGAGCAAATAAAGGGTCGATTTTTTCACTATTGCAGCGAGGTTGATGGAGGAGAAGTAATTCCTCTGGAGGCAATTGAGCTTTGGTATAAGGAGGCTGCGAAACGCGGGGATCTAATCGCGCAATTGAAGCTTGCCTCCGGAAAAACAATGAGTTCGGAGGAGTATCAAAACCTAGTTACAAAGGCAATTAAGAGCAAAGATCCAGAAGCAATTTTTGCGGTTGACGAAATGCTGAATAATCCGAATGCCTCAATAGAGCTTGGATCTTATGCGCCGGATAACTCAGGAAATTACACTGAATTCGCATGGGCATTGGCGGCCTGTGAAGCTGGCGCTGCATGTGGACCGGGATCTTATCGGTCAGACATGATCTGCCTTAACTACGGAATCTGTGGTTCACGTTATGAAGATGCTGTCAGAACCAAAATTGTACCACCTGGACAATTGAAATTACTTGATAATCAGGTTGAAAAAATCCAATCAATCATTAAAACGGAAAAATAAAAGGGATTTAAATGAAAGCCAAAGAGAGAGTGGTTTTTAAGCGCTACCTGGCAATTTTTGCGCTCCTAATTTCAAGCCTGCCATTCATAGCTTCAGCCGTTACCATTCGTGCGGGTTACGCACCCTATAATCAAGTTGCACCAGCTCAAGGAATCACGGTTCTGGACGACTCTGTTTTAAGGGTGGCGGCAATGTATGGCCTTTGGGGAATGTACAGAACAGTGAATGGCCTTACCGCCCTGCCAAGAGGTTCTACCTTCGACGTTGTTTATTCTGACGGGTCAAGTGAGAAAGCTACGGTTGCATGCATAGGAGCGACCGTATGCGTTATTCCAGTTCCGGGAACTCAGAGACGGGACGATGGCACCCTGATCAGTAACGGCGGCGGTGGTGGTGGCGGTGGTAGTAGTGGTGGCAGCGGCGGCGGCGGCGGCGGTAGTTGGGGCGGTGTCGTGGTTGTCGGCCCACCAACGCAAGAGCCGTAAGAAACCACAAGACGATTGGATAATTAAACCTTTTTTATGACCGCACGTCGCAAGTGCGGTTTTTTTTGCCAAAAATTTACCTCATTAACCCTGACCATCAGCTGGACTTTTGTTGCAGTCGTGCCAACAGCGTCATTTTGTTTTCCTTGATTTCCGGTTTCGGCGCCGCTGGCGCGAGGAGTCGGTTAAATGTTGTTTCAACCAGGGCGCAATCGCAGCCTTGCATCGGGTTGGTTTGGCGATATGCGTGCAGGTCCTGTACCTGAAGGTCAGGGCTAATCTGGAAGTTTTAGAACATTGCGGCCCGAAGGCGCGAGTGTTTGTAGCGATTGAGTTAACGTGGGGCGTCTCTTTCTGGGACTGACTTCTAAAGCAACACTGACACAACCCCTCAAGCTCGTCTGCAATGGCCTCTTTTACTGCCGTCGATCTTTCAAAGCTCCAAGCTCCCGACTTGATCGAGACCCTAGCATTTGAGGCGATCTTCGCCGAAGCGCTCGCGCAGTTTCGTCGGATGATGCCTGAATTCTCCGCACTCACCGAAGCAGATCCGGTCTACAAGCTCCTGCAGCTGTTCGCAGCCCGCGAGCTATTGCTCCGCCAGCGCGCCAACGACAAGGCGCGGCAGACGATGCTGGCCTTCGCTACCGGTACCAACCTCGATCACTTGGGCGCATTGTTTGGCGTCGCGCGCCTGGTGCTCGATCCAGGCCAGCCGGAGATCGGCACTGCACCGACCCATGAGTCGGACGAGGACTTCCGCCGCCGCATCCAGTTGGCACCGGAGGGCTTCAGCGTGGCCGGCCCCGAGGGCGCGTACATCTATCACGCGCTCAGCTCGGCGGCTGACGTCATGGATGCCAGTGCCACCAGCCCTGCGCCTGGGCAAGTGCTGGTCACCGTGCAATCGCGCACTGGCGATGGCACCGCACCGCAGGAGCTGCTCGACAGAGTGGCGGCCGTGCTGACCGATGCCGACGTGCGCCCGTTGACCGACGAGGTGGCGGTCCAGAGCGCGCAGATCGTCCCGTACGCCATCCGTGGGCGCGTCTATACCTACGCTGGCCCGGACTCGGCGGTGGTCATGCGCGAGGCGCTGCGAAGCCTGCAGGCCTATCTCGCCGAAGCTCACCGCATCGGCCGCGACGTACCGGAATCCGCCATCAAGGCCAAGCTGTTCGCCGATGGCGTGCAGCGCGTCGAGCTGGACTCGCCCGCAGCCGACATCCGGATCAGCCGCACGCAGGCTGCCTACTGCACCGCGATTGACATCGTGCACGCCGGCATCGATGAGTAACTCCCCGCTGCCGCCCAACGCCACGCCGATGGAGCGCGCCCTGGCCGCCGTCACCGAGCGCCTGGAAGCCATCCCGCTGCCGTACCCGGATCTGTGGAATCCGGACACGTGCCCAGCCGGCCATCTGCCCTGGCTGGCCTGGACGTTATCGGTAGACGACTGGAAGGCCGACTGGAGCGATGCGGTCAAGCGCTCGCGCCTGCGTAGCGCCATGGCGATCCAGCGGCGCAAGGGCACGGCCAACAGCGTGCGCATGGTGGTGGCCTCGTTCGGAGGTGCGGTGACCATCCGCGAGTGGTGGCAGCAACAGCCGCGCGGCCAGCCGCATACGTTCGAGCTGACGCTCACGCTCAATGGATCCGATGGCAGGGCTGCAAGCGCTCGTTTTGTAGATGAGGTCATCGCCGAGGTTGAGCGCACCAAGCCAGTCCGCTCGCATTTCGGCTTCGTGCAGGGGCTGCAAACCACCGGCAACGTCTCGCTGGTGACTGGTATTCGCATCATCAACTACCGCCGTCTGTCGATGACGGCGCAGGGATAAGCCATGGCATTACAACTGGTTCTCACCACCGCAGGTCGTGCGGCGTTGATCAACGCCGAGAAGAACGGCACCACTTCTACCAAGGTGGCCAGCATCGGTTTCACTGCGGCCGCATTCGCTGCAACGGAAGACCTGAAGGCAGTCCCAGGCCAGCACCTGACGCTCTCCAGCATCTCGGGCGGCACGACGTCGTCCACCACCATCCATGTCACTGTCAGCGACACGAGCCGGGCAACCTATGAGGTTCGCGGCTTTGGGCTGTACTTGGAAAACGGCACGCTACTGGGCAGCTATTCCCAGCCCGAGCTGATCATGGAGAAGGCCGCCGCCTCGGATCTGCTGATGTCCGCCGACATCCTGTTTTCTGGGGTCACGGTGTCTTCGGTGACGTTTGGCAATGCCAACTTCGCCAACCCGGCCGCGACCACCGAGAAGGAAGGCATCGTCGAACTTGCCACGCGCGCAGAGACCATTGCAGGCACAGATGCGCAACGTGCCGTCACACCCGACGCTTTGAAAGCAGCGATCGACAGCCGCAGTGGCCGTGCGCGCTTCGAGGCGTCCGGCACCTTCGTCGTTCCGGCCGGGGTAACTGGGATCTACGTCAGCGGCTGTGCAGGCGGCGGTGGTGGCGGTGGCGGCGGAACCCGCGCCGAGAAGTCCAATGGGTCGGGGGTCTACACCGCAACTGGCGGGGGCGGCGGAGGCGCTGGGCAGTCGATTCAGCGCGTGCGCTTTGCGGTCACACCTGGCGTCAGCCTTCCGATCGTCATCGGTGCCGGTGGATCAGCTGGCGCAGGCTCACGGACGGATGGTGCATCTGGAGCCGCCGGTAATGCTGGGGGTGCGACGGTCATCGGCAACCTCATCACCCTGGCCGGGGGTCAGGGCGGCGGAGGTGGGTTCGCCGGCGCCAATCAGGTGGGTGGTGCAACCGGCGGAGATGGCTACCCAGCCGGCGGGGACTCCGCATCAATCGCTGCGGTCGCTCCTTATGGCCCTGCAGGAACCGGTGGCTCGTGCCCGTTCGGCGGCGGCGGGCCTGGCGGTCGCAGTGCAGGCGACACCACGTCAGCCAGTCGCAAGGGTTTCGGCTTTGGCGCTGGCGGCGGTGGTGGTGGCGGTGTGTCCAACGGCGCCGGCGCTGGCACGTTCGGCAAGGATGGGGCCACCGGGTGCCCCGGCTTCGTTTTCATTGAGTGGTGCTGAGATGACGATTGGACGTTACGCGATGATCCAAACCGGGACCGATGTGGTGGTCAACATCATCGTTTCCGATAGTGGCTTCACCATTGACGGCTTTGAGTTCCGCGCACTCCAAGACAAGACTGTGTGCGAGCCTGGCATGTACTTCAATCGCGGCGATGGGCTGTACTACTTCGACGCGCAGTTCACCCAGCGCGAGGTCATCGCACCTGAGCCGCCCGCGAATTTGTAGCACCGCTGCGCTGCGTAGATCACGCAGCTACAGCACAACTGCGGTGTCATCCTGCACGCGCGCGACGACCATGACTGCATGGGCAACGCATCCTCCGCATTGAGTAACGCCATTCGCCTCGGCACCGTTGCCGAGGTGAATCTCGCCACCGCGCGATGCCGCGTGCAGGTCGGCGAGATGCTGACCGACTATCTGCCCTGGGTGGTCACCCTGGCCGGCACCACCATCATCTGGTCGGCGCCGGCGATCGGCGAACAAGTCGTGGTGCTGTCGCCGGCTGGCGACCTGGCCGATGGCGTGGTGCTACGGGGCCTGTACTCCGACCAATTCGCAGCGCCTGCCGCGTCAGACACGCTCCACGTGCTGCGCTTTGCCGATGGCGCGCAGATCCATTACGACACCGAGGCGCATGCGCTGCAGGCCACTCTGCCCAGCGGCGGCACCGCGTCCATTACTGCCGATGGCGGCATCACGCTCAATGGCCCGCTGACCGTCAACGGCAAGACGATGCTCAATGGTGATGCGACCATCACCGGTACCGCGAAGGCGACCACCGATGTCATCGGCGGCGGGATCAGCCTCAAGAACCACAAGACCACCGGCGTGACCGCCGGTAGCGCACTCAGCGGCGGCCCGCAGTGATCGGCGTGGATGCCACCACCGGGCGTGTGATCGAGGGCGAGCAGCACCTGGCCCAGTCGATCGCCTGCATCCTCACCACACCCATCGGCACGCGCGAGCAGCGCCGCGACTTCGGCTCGCTGCTGCCCGAGCTGATCGACCAGCCGTTCAATGGCGCCACGCGCACGCTGCTCTACGGCGCCACGGCCACCGCGTTGATGCGCTGGGAGCCGCGCCTGCGCTTGACCCAGATCGACCTGGTCATCGGCGATCTACCCGGCAGCTTCGTGCTGACCATCGAAGGCGAACGCACCGACGTTGCTCCCGCCAATGCGCGCTCGCGCATGACCATCCCGCTCCGCTTCCGCTCGTCCTGATCGAGGAACCTATGTCTACTGCCTACCACCACGGCGTCCGCGTCATCGAAGTCAGCGCTGGTGCGCGCGTCATCCGCACCGTCTCCACGGCCATCGTCGGCCTGGTTGCTACCGCGTCCGATGCGGACGAGAAGGTCTTTCCGCTCAACAAGGCCGTGCTGCTCACCAACGTACTCGGTGCAATCGCCAGTGCCGGCACCAAAGGCACCTTGCGTGACACCCTGCAGGGCATCGCCGACCAGACGAATCCTGTGACCGTGGTCGTGCGTGTGGCCGAGGACGAGGACGCAGACAAGACATCGTCCAATGTCATCGGCAAGGCCGAGTCCAGCGGCTACACCGGCCTGTATGCGCTGCTCGCGGCGCAAGCACAGCTGGGCGTGCGCCCGCGCATTCTGGGCGCACCGGGGCTGGATACGCTGCCGGTCGCCAAGGCACTGGCGACGATTGCCAAGAAGCTGCGCGCCATGGCGTATGTGCGCCCAGTCGCCGACACGTTGACCGAGGCTGTGGCCTACCGCGGCCAGTTCGGCGATCGCGAGTTGATGCTGATCTGGCCGGATTTCCTGGCCTTCGACACCGCCACCAGCACCACGACGGCGGCGTATGCCACTGCACGTGCGCTCGGCCTGCGCGCCAAGATCGACACCGAACAGGGCTGGCACAAGAGCCTGTCCAATGTGCCCGTGGCCGGCGTCACCGGCATTTCCAAGGACGTGCACTGGGATCTGCAGGATCCGGCTACCGATGCGGGTGTGCTCAACGAGGGCGACATCACCACGTTGGTCAACTTCAACGGGCAACGCTTCTGGGGATCGCGCACGTGCGCGGAGGACAACATGTTCGCCTTCGAGACGGCCACGCGTACCGCCCAGGTCCTGGCAGACACCATTGCCGAGGGCGTGGCGTTCTACGTCGACAAGCCGATGCATCCCTCGCTGGTCAAAGACATCGTCGAAGACATCAACGCCAAGTTCCGCGACCTGAAAGCGTCCGGCTACCTGATCGATGCCACCGCCTGGTTCGATGGCACCGTCAACAGCGCTACCACGCTGGCCGATGGCGCGCTGCGCATCGACTACGACTACACGCCGGTGCCGCCGCTGGAGAACCTGCAGCTGTACCAGAAGATCACCACCAGCTACCTGGCCGACTTCGCCGAACGCGTCAACGCGTAACGCACCCGCCTTAGATTCCCGGAGAACCCCATGGCTTTGCCCAAGAAACTCAAAGCGCTCAACCTGTTCAACGACGGTGAGAGCTATCTCGGCCAGGTGGTCGAAGTGAAGCTGCCTACCCTGTCCCGCAAGATGGAGGAGTATCGCGGCGGCGGCATGAATGGCCCGGTCGATATCGACTTCGGCCAGGAGAAGATCGAGCTCGAATGGAAGTGCGGCGGCCTGATGCGCAGCGTACTGAATCAGTACGGCGCCACCACGCACAACGCCGTGCAGCTGCGCTTTGCCGGTGCCTACCAGCGCGACGATAGCGGCGATGTGGACGCGGTGGAAGTGGTTGTGCGCGGCCGTCACAAGGAGCTTGATCCGGGTAACGCCAAGTCCGGCGACGACACCGAATTTTCGGTCAAGACGTCGGCCAGCTATTACAAGCTCAGCATCAATGGCGCACCCGTGATCGAGATCGATCTGATGAACATGATCGAGATCGTCAACGGCGTGGACCTGCTCGCCCCGCACCGCCGCGCCATCGGCGCCTGACCGTTCCGGCCTGGCGCCGCCAGGCCTCAGCCCTGAGACCTTCCGATGACCCCGAACTTTTCCCCAGCCATTCCCCTAGACCAGCCCATCACGCGCGGCGAGCAGACCATCACCGACCTCAAGGTGCGTAAGCCCGGCGCCGGCGAACTGCGCGGCCTCAAGCTGACCGACGTGCTGCAGCTGGATGTCACCGCCCTGGCAACACTGCTGCCGCGCATTTCCTCGCCCACGCTGACCACCGCCGACGTCAATGCGATGGATCCGGCCGACCTGCTGGCGGTCGGCCAGGAGGTGCAGGTTTTTTTCTTGCCGAAGGCACAGAGGGAGGCGGATTTCCCGACTGCGTAGAGGATGCGATGGCCGACATCGCGGCCATCTTCCACTGGCCGCCGTCTGAGATGGACGGCTGGTCGCTGCACGAACTCACGGCGTGGCGCGAGCGTGCCCGCCTGCGAAGCGGAGCCGAATGATGCCCTACCCGAACCACGAGGCCGCCTAAATGGCGGCCTCCGACAATCTACGCCTGCAGGTCATCCTGGCCGCCGTCGACCGCGCCACCGGTCCGTTCCGGCGCGTGCTGAGCGGTAGCCGCGGCGTCGCCACCGCACTGCGCAACCAGCGCGACGCGCTGCGCCAGCTCAACAGCCAGCACCGCGACATCGGCGCCTATCGCGAGCAAGTCGCGCTGGCACAGCGCGCCAAGGCGGCGCTCGATGCTCAGCGGCAATCGGTACGCACGCTTGCCCAACAGATCAAGGCCACCAGCACGCCCACCGCTGCCATGAATGCCGAGTTCCAGCGCGCCGTGCGCACCGCACGTGAACTCAAGACCGCGCACGGCGCGCAGGAGGCCGGCCTGCAGAGACTGCGTGGTCGTTTGGAAACGGCCGGGATCAGCACCCGCGAGCTGGTCACGCATGAGCGCCGTTTGCGCAGCGAGATCGAGAGCACCAACACCGCCATGCGCGCCCAGCAGCAGCGCCTGGCGACGATCGATGCCGCACAGCGTCGCAGTGCCCGCATACAGAATGCCGGCCTGCAGGCGAGTGCCTACGGCGCCGGCATGGCCTTCGCCGGCCAGCGCGCCTTGCGCGCCTCCGTGCTGCCGATCAGCGATGCGATGGAGTTTGAGTCGGCCATGGCCGACGTGCGTAAGGTCGTGGACTTCAAGACGCCGCAGCAGTTCCTGCAGATGGGCCGCGATGTCGAGAACCTCTCCATGCGCCTGCCAATGCTGCCGGCCGAGATTGCCAAGATCGTCGCGGCCGCCGGTCAGGCCGCCATCCCGCGCCAGGAGCTGGCCCGCTTCGCCGAGGACGCGGCGAAAATGGGCGTGGCCTTTGACAGCAGCGCCGAGGAAGCCGGTCAGACCATGGCCACCTGGCGCACCGCTTTCCGGATGGGCCAGAACGAGGTCGTCGTGTTGGCCGACAAGATCAACTACCTCGGCAACACCGGCCCGGCCAGCGTCAACAAGATCAGCGCAGTGGTGAACCGCATTGGTGCCCTGGGCGAGGTCGCCGGCCTGCAGAGCGGACCACTGGCAGCGCTGGGCGCCACCGTCGCCGGCATGGGCATCGAGTCGGAAGTCTCGGCCACCGGCATCAAGAACATGCTGCTCACCCTGGCATCGGGCGAGTCGGCCACCAAGAGCCAGCGCGAGGCCTTCGACAAGCTGGGCATCAAGGCCACGACCATGGCTCAGGTCATGCAGAAGGACGCAGGTGGGGCGATCATGTCGGTGCTGCAGAAGCTGCGCGCACTGCCCAAGGCCGAGCAGGCCGCGACCATGACGCAGCTGTTCGGCCGTGAGTCGATCGGTGCGATCGCACCCCTGCTGACCAATCTGGAGCTGCTGCAGGGCAACTTCGCCAAGGTCGCCGATGCGCAACGCTACGGCGGCTCGATGTCGGCCGAGTACGCATCGCGGGTGGCCACCTCGGCCAACTCGCTGCAGCTGCTGAAAAACACCGCCGTGGTGGTGTCCCAGTCGATCGGCCAGGTGCTGCTACCGCAGTTCAAGGAACTGACCGAACGCACGGCTGCGGTGGTCGGCCAGGTCACGACGTGGATCCGCGCCAATCCGGTGCTGGTGGGTGCGATCGCCAAGACGGCGATCGCCGGCGCCGCGCTGGTCACGATCCTGGGCGGCCTGCTGGTCGCCGGGGGCGTGGCCGCGATGGCGTTTTCGCAGATCCACGGTGCCGTGGCGCTGCTGTCGGGCGGTGGC